GCGTTTTGGGCCCGGTGGGCCCAAGAATAAGGCCTACCAATCGGTAGGCGGGTGTATGGGACGACTAGTAACAAGTGGTCCACGGTGTCTAGTGTTGAGTGCATCTAGACGTACACATTGATCGGACACGTCAAGACGGAACTAACCGTCCGGTGCCCGTACATGGCAGCATCACTGTAAGAAAGTGCGGATGCTATAATACAGCCATGTTTGTATTCCCCCCAGGCCTCCATCTCCAAGTCGACGGCATTAGGGTTGCCACCGGCCTGTTTAACAGCCCACCGAACCAAACTTTCATCGAGCCTGTTTCTAGCGAGCGTGAGTAACGGGTACTTCTGTAGTACGCCGCGGGGGGGGGGAGTGTTGACGAGATCCGCTACGTCTGCAGACCCCACAGCCGTGGTGAGACAAAGCGCACCCAGCCGTACTGTCTCGTAAGATCGATAGCGAGCAGGCAAACTTTTCTTAAAACTTGCCTCCTGCATTGTATCGACCAACGAGACCCCGGCCTGGGTGAGAACTGTCACTTCCAGAGGTTGTGCAGCCCGCGACAAAAAAGACGCGGTAGCGGAGTTGGGTAAAGGGGTGTACCCGTGCTGGTCCGAAGCGGTTACACCGGTGTGTAAACGCACGCTTCTATAGTAGCCCCCGTGGTGGAATAAGGGGCCGTTGTCGAGCGCAGTAACGCCTAACATTAGATCGCGGAGCTTCTTGTGGTCCTCACGAGGTAAACCGGTAAGCCGTACGAGACCGGTAAAGAGGAGCAGAGGCAAGCGCTCAACACCAGATCTATTGATTAGTGTTCTGCATGAAGCTAACATAGAGGTTAAAGCTTCTGAAGGGCTAAGTTTGGTTTCGTTAGCCCAATTACCCGCTATTATACCGGCTACCCCCCGGGCGAAGTAGCCGCGCGTGTCTCTACCTGAGGTAGCGTTACGCAAGAATTCAGTGGTGGTGTGCCCTACGGATTGTTTGATCGGATTCATCCGTAGGCACGAAGATGCCAGCTTCTGACAAATCAAACCAGCCCGCTGGTATGTCCGCACACCCATGTAGACATCGTCACCCACATGTAATGTGGTTGAGTCGTCTACGATGTCAGCACCTAAAACTAAAACTAAATAAACACGATTTAAAACAGAATTAATGAAAGTGGTGCCTCGGTGGCCGCTCATAAGTGTACCTAGAGCCCGCCCGATACGTTGGGCCCCAAGGTAAATGTCACACTTGTCAAAGGAATTAATGAGAGTGTCCTTCAGGTGGGAAGGGTAACCAGTGATGTCGCAAAGCTCTTCAAAAAGGATCTGCATGGAGCGGTTAGAGTGTTGGGAATTGAAATCATCGTAATCCAACATCATACTAACTCCAGCACGATCGCGAGCGGCGCGCGTTTTGAAAGTCATCCCCACGTGACCACCTTTACCAGGGTCGAGGATGATATTCTTGTGGCGCCATCTTCGCTCGACTGGGGCGAGCAGGTGCTCAAAAGCCAGATAACTGACTGTATCGCAAGCGAAGATGGCCCGGGTCTTACCACTTTCGAGTTTCGGGGAAACAGAAACGTAAGTGTGCCCATCCCAGGTGGGCCTGGGGTCGTCGCTGACTGACTCGAGCCAAGCACGACGGTGTTCACGGAGCATGCCGGCGGGCTTGGGGGCCCTAGCATACTCTTTGGAAACGTGACCGGAGTGGGCCCCGTTGACGGCCCACCCCCACCGCGAATCCCAGTGGTCCTCGAGGGTGGGGTATTGAACAAGTAACCCCTCCGGACCGTGGGCTATTTCCTCGGAGAATATAGCCCTACAAGCCTGGCGCAGGTCTTCCTCTGGGAAGACAGCGAGCTTATCGTTAACTGCCGTAGTCGTACGGTACAACGCCTCGGCCTTGAGGTCACACGGATCCACATCACGCCCGCGGAGTGTGTTAGCCTCGACCAACATTGCGCCGAGCCGCGAGCCGTTTGCACCGACCGCCTTGAGCACGGTGGTGAAGGCCTTAGCTAAGGCGGGATCCGCTACCAAGTTAGCGGCGACCCAGAAAGCGTCTGGAACACCGCTCGATATTAAACCCGCCCCGTACAGAACCACAGCACCGGCTTGGTCATTAAAGAGCCGGTTCCTGAAGTGGTAGAGAGCCGAGGCCGCTGCAATAAATTGCATCGGTGACTCTCGCTTAAGATCGCCCAAAATTTCATTCAAGTAGACATTCACCTTGTTAGCGGCGGCTGGGTTCTTCTTGAGTGGGAAAAGCTTAACAGTCTGGGCAATACTGTTAGCCCACCTGACCGCTTGAGAGGAGCCGAGGGTGGGGGGGTCAGGTATTACGTTAGACACTAATGTCATTATACCACCCTCGGAAAGTAGGGTTTGTACGGGGAAGTCCGGTACAAGGAAAGCCGCAGCAGTGCGTTGCAACTCTGAAACCCGCTGGCCGTTGAACATAGGTTTGTAGACCTCGGAAATCTGTTCAGCGTACGGGAGCTTGATAATCTGATCGATCCAGGTAGGATCGAGCAACCCTCTCAGGAATAAGCCGATAGGACCGGCTGCGTTAGTCCTATCGTCAACCCGCGAACCGATCATTGGGCCGGTGCCGCAGGAGCATTAGCTGCGGCATCCGGTAAGCTGGTTGGTGGGGTGGGTAGGGGGTCAGGGTTGATGGGAGGACCCTGACTGGGAGGGGGAGGAGGTGCGCCACCAGCACCAGGGGGGGGGGGAGGTGCTCCTCCTTGGGGAGCGGGTGGCGGACCAGCCGCGAAACCCGCTCCACGCTGAGGCATCTGCGGAGCCCGCTGGGGTTCGTGGTGCGCTATAGGGTTGAGGGCAGCACCTCGGACCGTGCGGCCGGTGTCGATCCCGGACGGTTCGGCTTTTGTGGTAGTGACCCCGGGATCGATACCGAGGCCAGTGGGCTCCGTGTCCTTGAAGGGGCGCGAGGGTTCGTCAAATGATGGCGGTACCTCACTAACCTCCATGGTGGGCGAGATAGCCAACCCGAAAGAACGCGACCGCGCGACGGCCTGAGCTAGTGCCGATGCGGCGCGTGACCGGGCGCGTTTAGCGTTACGGTCGCTGGCGTTGGAGGGGCCAGTAGGCAGCCCGGCCGGTACAGAAACACGCCAGGTGATCAAATCACTGGCCATCTCAGAGTCATTGGGCAAATCAGACAACGTAGCGTTGAAATCCTGATCCCAGTCGACCAACTTGACCTTACCTCCGTAGTTAGAGTTTATATTGATAAACTCAGCTGGGGCTGGAAAACAGCTCTGGCCCCGAGTCCACAGGTAAGAAGACAACGGGTCGGCAGCCTGATGTTTTTCAGACACCGTCCCGTTGGTTGGTCCTTGATCACCGGGCAGGGCAACAGAGGCCGTATCGAACTGAAACAGCTTAATGTCTGCCAAGGCGGCCGGGTTAGCAGCCAGGGCTGAGACCAGGCCGCTGGTCCGGGCGGTCCGCATCTTGAACGCGATAGTAGCGTGCGTCGCGGTCAATCCTTTTGCGAGTGACCTGAAGCGCTCAAAACAAGGAACAGTTGCCGTGTCACCCGGAGTCACCTTAGCCCCGTAACCCTCACTCTCAGCTAAAGACCCGAAAGCAGTCGACTCGAGCAGCGAAGTCGGCTCGATCCAGAAGTACGGTGCCACGGTCTTGAACTTGAGGTGGCGGTCGACTGCCGTTTCCTGGTTCAAAGCCCTGGAACCGGCGGTTGAAAAGTGCGCCTCGGCGACACCAGAAGAGGTGTGGAGACCAAAAATCCTAGTCAGCGCCCTAGTGTATAAAGGCGCAAAACGACCGAGATCAGCGGCGATCTGTCGGCCGATAGCCCGGGCGTCTTGATCCGTCGCCTCCTCACCGGCGGAACCAGCTGGCAGCAACGCCCCCTCCCTGGCGGAGAAGACGGAGGGGAACCAGCCGCCCTCACCTGGGACGAGGGGGTCGCAGTGGCCGACTGCAGCTGCCGTTTTGAGGGCGATGGCATCAACCCAGGCTGCGATAGCGGAGGGTGATGTAGAGGCTAGGGCTGGCAGGGAAGGATAATCCCTGAGTGCCTGGTTTATGCCTCCGTAGGGTACCCGGAAGCGGTCGTGACGCAACAGGCCCCGCATGAGGCCTCCTTCGTCGGTGTGTCCGACGACGGATACAGCTGCGTGAATGCCACGAGTCACGGCATAGGCAAAGATGTCCCCAGCACCAGAGGCCTCCATGTTTGCTCCGAGAACGCGAAGGGCCTCTACACAAGCGGAGGGGAAGGCGCCACCAGCCACAGCGGGGATGATCGGCTGGTTGGTGTTGGCATCAAGTCGTACGACATCGGTCGTGACTGAGGCCCCCTCGCCGTTAGCAGCGGACACCAACACCGCGAAAACATGGTCATTACCGACTGTATCAACAGTCCGGGGAATGAACACGCTCGAAGTAGAGGCCGTCTGGGGCGAGTCCAGCGTGCCGAGGGCAACCACGCGAATAGGTTGCCCCCCGCGCATGGTGGTGGTGTCTACCGCCCCATAGAGTGAGTAGCCGGCCACCCCCTTAGCCAGGCGCTCAGCAATGGCGGCCAGGTCCATCTTGACCCACTGGGGACTGAAGTTGGAGAAACGCCGCGCAGTACCCTCAAAATTAGAAGCCTCCGCAGAGTTGATATCGACGGAGCAGTCGATAGGGATCGAGGACTCAGGGGGGCGAGCGAAGAGGGGCTTAGCACCCGAGTGCCGGCGACCAACTTCATAGAAGATGGACCGGGCGTGGGAGGTGGTAGAACCGTGGTCGGGCAGTTGCATGTAGACGCCTGCCCGGTAGCGCCTGTAGGAGTTGCTATCAGCGATGACCCCTCCTACAGGGTCAGCGATGGTACCAGTTAAAGGACTGGTGGCCTGCTGGGGGAAACCTTGACCTGAAGCCATGGCTCGACAAGATGGATGCAAGTGTTGATAAGTGTATTGTTGTTTGGGATCTTAGGAACCCTCCTCCAAACAACAAACACCATTCCCGCTCTAACCCGCCGGGCTTTTCAGGCGCCAGGTACGCGGTCCAGGGGACCAGGGGCATCAACACCGGAGAAGAGACGCTGTTACCGCGCACTTTCCGATCCTCCACTAGTATGCGCTAGTGGTCGCCCACCGAGACCCCGGCGGAGGGGATTTAAGACCAGAGGAACCTTTCGGTGTCGGTTGGGTTTAAA